CGTGTATCTTCTGTCCCAAACCCTGTTCTTCTACCAGCAACGCTGAAAGTTGCGCATGGAAATCCTCCAACGAGTAAATCTGCATCGGGGATTTCATCAATGTGAATTGCTCTGATATCTCTTCCGTCAGGTTTGTGCTTGAAGTTGTATTCATAAATACTCCGTGGTTTTGCAAGAAATTCATTCGCCCAAACGCACTGGTGACCCGCTCGTTCCAATCCCAAGCGAAAGCCACCAATACCCGCAAACAATTCAATAAATTTCATTATCGTTCCAAAATGGGTTAAGCGTTAATAGTAAATTAACAATCCGTCTGAGTCAAACGCTTAACGTCTTTAAGCAGGTCTGCCTCAGTAAACCCATAGTGCTTAGGAAACCCTTTCGTGCCAAGCCCGTGAAAGCCCGTAGCGCCCCGATGATGTTCAGGGCATACTGGGATAGCATCGTAGTGCGAAGAGCGCCTACCGCCCCCCGTACCAGTTCGCAGGTGATGTATTTCCGCAGGGGTGTCTTCGTACCCCAAACGGCGACACACCATGCATCCCAAGGCTGCAACTTTGGACAGGTGCTTGCGCTCATCCTTGGTCATGCATCCACCAAGCAGCGATGTCAGGGCGAGGTACGAACCTTGTGTTGTCTTGATTGGAGATCGGCTCTCGCGCATCGTCACCGTCGCCCCACGCCCATATCTTTGCTATCTGACCACGTTTGTTGACCGTGTACGCACCGATATGAATCTTGCTTTGGTGATGCAGATTTTTCAATGTGTTCATGACAGACTTCTGCGGTCTGCCTGTCATCTTTATTAACACGGTTGATGTGGCGCGACCTACCTCTTGCAATGCGCGAGCGACTGTGACATTTGGTGATGGCTCACTCATTCTTCTTCCTCTGCTCTGTATACATACCTGCACGATAGCCGATCTCATACGCCTTGCGTAACGTCATCATGCCTAGTTCAATTGCGTCACTCTCAGATATGAAATGCAACGCACTCTCTTGTGCTGAGCGCCGTATGCTGTCCTCGACCCGCTGCTGTTGCTTGCGCTCAATCTCGTCAAAGGCTTCGTCTTCTTCCGTCATCATTTTTGGCTCTGACCTTGCTCTAATCACTTGTATATGGTCAAACATCTTCTTGCCAAGGTCGTAAAACTCCTTGTCTTTGCCTGTGCTGTTGTCTTTAGTCATTCTTCCACCCCGTCAATCCACGCATCCAGTTTGCGGTGCATCCATGCGCGGCGTGATCCTGCGACAGAGATTAAGCGAACGCCATCATCTGCCACCACTTGTGTTTTGTTCGCCATCTCTGCAGCAAACTGGTCAGCCTTTTTAAACATAATTTCATCAGTCGTTGTGCCAACTGTTACGACCGTACCCTGCAAGTTAATTGCCGATTCAACTTTCATTTAAACACCCCTTTCTTCAAATGCAATCAAGAATTGAATTGTGTGAATAGCTTTCTTCAAATCTTCAATGCCGCCCTTGTCTTTGTATCGTGTAACGTACTTGATAGCTGTGTGCTGCGCTGCGTTCAGGTTGTTTGCGAGGCTGTACTCCATCGGCTGTATCGCTAATTTGCTGTAGTGATCGCCGCCGATCTGAGTCCTCATGCTATCTTCCATGAAACGCTCTTCAAGCAACGCAGCCTCAACAGCATCACAGCAGTCTTGCAGGTAGTCAGAAGCGCATTTGTCACGCTCATCAGCGCGCACAAGCTCGGCAAAGCGTTCAATATCTACACCGTGATAAGGCAATCCCGCTTGTTCAGCTAACTCTTTTAATCGTTCGTTCATTTCATCACCTCCGCAGTTTTTAATCGTTTTGTTTCGCCGTCAAAGATCAGACCCAAGTTTGCTTCTTCAGGCAGGCAAGTAGTCCATTGGCAAATGCCATCCCTAACCGCTCTAACATCAACGTATTTGTATATATCAGGCTTTGGCTTGATGCGGTACTCACTGTGATTAGCATCCCACTGCGGGTTACAAAAATCAGCCCAAACAGTAGAGCCATTTGGTCTAGCTTGAATCTGCGCCCCGTCAGCCCATGCAACGATGCAATCGTAGTGTTTGTGTTTCATTTTGCACCCTTCAATTTGTCCAATTCATCTTTCAAAATGTTCAGCGCCCGTGCGTAATTTTCAATAGCCCGTGCTTGAGCGGCACACAACTCAACATATTCCTGCAAACTTTCTAACGGTTTATTATCAATTCGCTTTGAGTCTTCAAAATTCAATGCCATTTTTATGTTTTCAGAACGCATTACACACCCCCACAATTATTGCAATAATCAAAATAAACACACACCATGCTTTAAATATTTCACGTTCCATTTTTTCCTCTCATACATTTGTCGTAAAAGTCGCATTTAATAGGATGATCGCAGCGACACGGCGCATCAAACGTCTTAAACGGGTCTGTGAGCGGCTTTTCACGGGTAGCCCATAGCCAAGCACCACACGCAACAAAAGCCGCTACAGAGTAGAAAACAAACGCCCAGTCCCAAATAGTCATTTGTCCCATACGCGCCGCCCATCGGGGTAAATTACAGAGTTTGCAACACGGCTTGGTGCTTGAAGAAATTTCAAGCTATTGGGTCGAGTTGCTGCCTTTTCCAAACTAATTGGCGTGTACTTCTTTTCTTCGTATTGAAATACTGGTTTCATAAATCCTCCGTGTAAGAGCGTTTAGTTTAAATTAACATTTTTACCGTGTCAAATGATCCTGTGAGCGATTTGTTGCTTCCTGTGATCGCCATACCTCAATTCGTGCCTGTGCCGCTATCAAACCCCACCTGATTGTTTCCTCCTGTTCTACTGCCTCCTGCAGCCCCCGCAGCAGTTCGATGTACTCAGGGTGGGCGTAAGCATCCCGCTCTTGCGCCGACACCACCGTCTGCCCTGACTGCTGCATCAGGATCGCTTTCTTAGACTTGCGAAACTCTTCTAAAAAAATACGATCCGATTTTGCATGAGCTAGTTTGGGGGCGTTCTCAAAAATAAAATCAATTGCTTTATGCGGGTCGATCTTTCTTTCGCTCAATTCGCATCTCCCTTTCTTTAACCATGATTTTTTCTTTTTAACCATAACGCCATTAAAAGTGCATCAGCGCGACCGTGGTGTTTGACCAGTCGCAAATCAGCATCTTCCCAGTGCAGCCGCGCAGTGTCAAGACTTGCGCTCTTAGCCGATCCAATCAGCCCGTGGTACTTCTTCCACGCTTGGGGGGTAACCAAGGTACACGGGTAGCGCGTAAGCGCCGCCACAGCCTCTATGACCCCTGCAGCACGCATGAATTTTGCTGTTGATGCGATACCTTGCTTGGGCATACTGTGAACAGACTCAACCGCGATCATCGCTGTGTCATAAGCGTTGACCGACGACATGATGGTGTCGTACAACTCAATCGCGTCAACACGACCGTCAATGCTCTTGATGTCGCCGCAACCGATAAAGTCTTCATCGTGGTTGATAATGCCCCAAGCGCCCGATGCGCTACCGGGGTCTAAGCCGATAAAAATCATGTTGCTTTCATCCTGTTCCGAATTTTCTTCGCCGCCTGATCAAGCGCCACACCAACCACCAACGGCATCGCGTCAACACCCTCAAGCCCCTTGATCATTTCATCAAGAATCTTGGCGCACTCTTCGCGCTCAATCGAAATTGCTGTCTTGGTCGTTTCGATGGAGATGGTCATAATCTTGGCTTCCTCAATCGCAAGCCCCTGATCGAACTCCTTTTGAGTGAACAGCGTCTGCCCTGTGCCACGCGCTAGAAATGACTTCTGAAAATCCGATAAATGTTTACTCATTTTTAATTCTCCAGTCTTTGTGAATACCACGGTTGCCTAACTTCCATTGTTTGTACACATCCTGCTCTAACAAATCTTTTGGGTGCTTCTCCATCCAACGTGAAATAAATGCAAGCGCCTCGTTCCTGTTTTTAATACGCCACCTAATAACGTATCTGACCAAACACTGATGCCTGAACTCCTCTGAATTTTCATCCATTCAAAAACTTCCTCAACGCTTGCGCCGCCTGAAACAACCCAACACGATTGTGATAATCGTTGAAGTCTTCACTCACGGTGTCGCTCATCCAATACTTGTACCCCTGCGCCACTCTCTCACCCGTACCTGATGCATCGTTGTCAGCCACGATTACAACGCCGTTAAGCGCCTTGGCGATGCGCGACAGGTTACCCGCTGAGAAACACACAACAACGCTTCTACGGGCGCGTAGAGCGGTCACAGCGGCATGGATAGACAGACCCGTGGCATAACCCTCGCACAAGATAGGATCGCCTGTGCCGAACGTGAATGTTGCGTCATTAGTGCGCTGCCCTCGCAAGAATTTCTTGTTGCCCTCTTCGTCAATCAACTGGACTCCGACCACGTTTCCACCCGCACGCATCGGCACGACCAAGGTCTGACGCTGATCTTTGTACCAAACCAAGCCCGTACCATCCTTGAAACCTTTTGAGTCAAGGTAATCGTGTCGCGCCTGCAGCGTCTGATTGATGATCCAAATTGCTTTCTCAGCGGCTTGCACGCGCCCACGGTTCAACTCAGCATCGAACGTCTTCGCCTTGAGAACTACCTTGGGATCGATGACGTAATCCTTTTCAGGCTTCCAAACCACAACCTCAGTCTGTTCAGCCCAGTTCTGAACGAACCCCACATCACCCATGAACTTGTACGCGCCATTCTTGCTGTGCGGGTGATCCACGGTTGGAACGCGCACCCATCGACCAACATCAATGTCACGCACAATCAAACCGTGCGCTCTGACAAAATCTATAAAATTCATCTCTGTGTCGCTTTTCGGTATGCAATTAAAGTGTGCTTGATCCAACCAACAGTTTCAGGTGATGGCGGGGCTGCGACATTGGTCATTTTGCGCGGCTCTAACCCAAATTTTTTCTTGAACTGGTGATACACCCATCCCGCCTGATATCCCATCATCTCAGCGTAGCCCAACAACTCTGAGTGAAATTGGCGGCGGTACGATGCGGCTTCGTTAGTGGTGATACCCAACTCTTCCAACTCACCCGCCTTGACCAACACCTCGTTCACGCGCTGCCGAACAAATCCGCAATGTGAGCATACGTCTGACGCACCCCACAGGTGACCACACTTCGGGCATTTTGATGCTTTCTTCTCTTTTTCAGTCAACTCAGGTTTGGTCTTTTCACGACCGTCATCCAGTTCGCCGCAGCCGTTTGCGTATACGTCATCCCAGTCATCCTTGAACCGCAAGTAATTTCCTGAATGATCGATCCACACAGCAAACTCTTTGGTCGGGTGGCTGCGCATGACGCGACCCATCTGTTGGATGTGTGATGACAACGACTTTGAGAATGGTCGGGCGCTGACACCAATACAAACGTCAGCAACGTCAAACCCCTTAGTCAAAATATCTACAGCGATCAAGCCGTGAATGCCAGTGTCAGGTTTTGCAAAATCCGCAAACACCTGCTTCTTGTACTCGTCATCATCTTTGTACGAAATCGGTATGAAGTTGTACCCCGCCTCTTGAAACTTCTGCGCCAAGTCAGCGCCGTGCGCGACCGATGCGCAGAACACAATCGTCTTCTTCGGCATCTTGTAAATCTCATGCGTCATGCGCACCCACTCGCTTACAACGTCACCTGTGATCTTGATGCCGCGCTCAGTCGCCTCTTTATCTGACCATTCCCCTGCAACCTTTTTTGCCCCAGTCATATCAATTTCTTTTGCCACAAACACGCGCAACGGCACAAGATTCTTGCTCAGTACCAAGTCTTCGGTGGTGACCGTGTTGACCACATGGCTGTACACCTTACCAAGCCCCTTGGTAAACGGCGTGGCAGTCAGACCGATCACCTTGACATCAGGATTGTTGGCGATAAACTCTTTCGTCTTCTCGCGTGTTTGATGCGCTTCGTCAACGATCAGCAGTTGGAGTCCGGGGAAGCTGCCGCGCTTCTCAAGCGTTTGCGCCGAACACACTTGAATCTTTTCGTATGGTCGATAGCGCCAATGCCCCGCCTGCAACACGCCGTGACCGATCCCATAGGTGTCAAGTCGTGTCGAGGTTTGATTGCACAGCACGATACGGTCTAGGATCATCGCAGCGCGACTTCCGTTACGCCGTGAGTATTCCATCAAGGCAATCGCCATTTCCGTCTTACCCGCCCCCGTAGGGGCGTACAAGAGTTGTGAACGGTGACCTTTCCTGATTCCTTCGCGCAATTTATCAATACCCTCTTTCTGATAAGGAAAGAGTCGTTCATCAATATCAAACATTTAGTCGCCTTTTTTAAGTTGCTTCTGCAAATACTTGATCTGTTTTTTCATTTCGCTGTTTTCAGTCAGATAGGTATCGCGGTTCGCACGGATTGATTCAATTTCTTTGTTCAACGTCACGATCTGATCGCGCAAATCGCTGATGATTTTTTCTGCTGATAACTTCTCTTCTTCGCTGCCGTCAATCGAATTGACTGCCAACTTGTCATTCAACGACTGGTTCTCTTGCTGAAGCGTTGCAATGGCATTGTGAGCATTGTCTAATTCA